GTGTCTGCAACTATCCATAATTTTATTGTTCATCAAATTAAGCGTGACAGCTCTAGAGCGGCAATGTTAATAGAGCGCTTTCAAGAGAATGATATAGATGAGCTTACTACTGATGTTGTTAGTAGTCTTTTAAGCTTATTTAATAAGACCGGATTACAGACTGGAACTTTTAGCCAAGTTAGCGGAAAACCTAAATTTGAACAGGTTTTAGAAAGATATTCTTCTATCAATGATGATGTTTTTTCTTTCCCTGATTTCACTCAAATGTCAATTGATTTGGCTAGAATTCTTGAAGGTGAAATGAATAAAGGCGCTGGTAAAATAGCGAAGCCAACATATATTGTCTTTTTTCATCACTCATTCGGTTCTAAACACTATTTATCAGTTATTACTCTTCTCGAAACAAAAGGTTTTACTCTAGAGGAACTATCGTTCAAGCTTATTGATAGACTTGATCTTGATAAATTGCATCTTGCAGCAAGAATAAGACTTAATGATTGGAACGATGAAATAGATGAAAGATATATATCTTTTAGAGTAGGGCGTGCAAGCGAAATTCGTGATTACTTTAAAGATTTCATAGGTTGCGAAGAATTCACTCAGGCTAAAATTGAAACTAAAGGATTAGTTGATGCTATCAAACATTGCTTGCAACTAGTTCATGAAAGTGAACCACAAATAATAAATGAAAAACTAGAATTGGCAGAGGATTTTTGTAAAAAGCATAAGGATGATGATGGGAAAATCAGTCTCGAAGTTTTAGGCAGACATTTGTTTCCTGAACATGAACATCTTCTCCTTAATGTGGCACAAAATGAACCGTACAATTTAAGTGAACGTGTTAGTATTGATAACACAGGTTTGAAAGCGTTAGTTCGTTATCGCGGCAGTGATAAAAGGATGAGCATAAGTTTTGATGCTGATTTATTAACATCTAAAACGGTTGAATTTGACTCAACAACTGGAAAATTAACATTCAATCAGATACCAATCGTTTTACGAAAAGCATTAGAAAAGGGATAATGTAGGGGGCTGAAATGGCTAGATTTGAAAGTATAAAACAATTACTCGCGTCGTCCTGTGAGGATATTGTTTATGCTGATGATATTGTCCATGTTCATCTGCCAATGGTTCAGACAGTATATGATTTCGCATCAATGTGTGCTGAACAAAATTTAATATCACAGACGTTTTCATTTATTTTTAAAGGGCAGTCTCGTGATAGAGTATTCAGTCTATGGGATGAACTCCCATCATCTATTACTAATGGAAATATCACTACCTTTGAGGTTTCACTAAATCTCAAATCTATGCGCATGAGTGGTATTCATGTTTATTACGATGAAAATGAGTTAATCGAAATATGCCCTTTGTCGCCAGAGCGATTTCTAATAATAAAGTTAGGGATAAATAATGGTGATTGTACTATCTGTCCTGACGAATATTCAAAAAATGAAATAGCTAGGTACCGACAAGTTAAAAAAATATGGGATCTGCTTTCATCTTGCTCTGATCACCAAGATGGGCATGAATTAATATTTTTATATAAGCAAAAGATCAGTGTTACATTAAATTATAACATTAAAGATCTTGAACATGAATTTGATGGATTTGCAAAGCTTGATAAAATTTTTTCTGATGAATTACATATGGATGCCAAATGTAATATCATGCGTAGTACTCTGCACTCTTTTCTTTGGCGTGAAAAACGCTCTGATTCATTCAGAAAATTACTAGCAGAATTCACTCTCTTTAGTCTTGTTTTTGAAGAAAACTATCGAGCTTTTTCAGTTGGATTTAGTTTTGATAAAATACGTAAAGAGTATTCAGAACGATTTAGAGATTATTTATCAAAGCTAAATGGAATAATGTACGATACTTTGACAAGAGCATTGTCAATCCCTATTTCTAGCTTAATAAGTTTTGTAGCAATGAAAGGGGATTTTTCTGGTAGCTCTGCAATTATTAACGTTGGGGCGCTATTACTTGTTCTTTTTGCATCAATAAATATATGGTATTTGGTTAAGTTTCAGTCGTCCATGATCAGGATTTCACAGTCTGAATATAAAGATTTGTTTGATAATATTAGGACGGAATTGAAGGATCTCGAATTAATTGAGCTGAGTCAGAAGGAAGATGAGCTCAATGACCAATCAAAAAAAGTAATATCAACATTGAATTTTGTGCAATCAATTTCCATCTGTAATCTTATTCTTAATGCAACATTATTTATCATAACTATTTTTTAAAGGCTGTTAAGTCACAGCCTTGGTAAATTATATGAGAGGGAGATCTAGAGTCGGGCTGATTTGTACTTTCCTGTCATAAATAAGCACTTGGCTCTCCGTCTTGTGTCCGCTGAATATCTGCTTATCCCTACTGCTCCCTTCAAAATCTGAAATAGCTTTTGCCTTAATGTCGTGGAACGTGTAATCCAGTTGCCTATTAAGTTCACTCTGTGCTGACCGCACGGCCTTTAGCCAGCGATTATTGAATGTCTTGCGGATGAACTGCCCGCGATCGCTGTTATAGAGAACCAATGCGTCAGGTGAAAGCTTTGGGCATGCTGCCTGTGCTGTTTCCAGTGCTTCCCGCAGGCGAGGTGTCCAGACCTTTATCTGTTTTTTCCCGGTTTTGCCCTGTTGTATAAAAATCCCTTTATCTGATATTTGCATCCAACGTAGTTCGAGTACGTCAGCTTGTCGCGCGGCGCATAAGTAAGATATTTCCATTGCGGCTCTGACGACGTGATCTGCATGTTTATAAATTGCCAGGTAATCTTCGTCAGTGATGTATTGCTCACGAGCCTTGAGAGAAAATTTGCTGACGCCGGCACAGGGGTTTCCCTTAACATATCCGCGCTCATATCCCCAGCGGTAAACGCGAGACATGCTGCTCATTTCCTGGTTGGCCTGGTTCTTACTTTGCAGACCACGACGATCCATAAACTGTCGCACGTCTTCAGGTTTGATTATGTCAGCTTTAACCTTGCCGAATACAGCGAGTAATTTTTTCTGATGTTGCAGATAGTCACGCTGGGTTCGTATTGCCAGTTCTGTGTAGTAGGCGCTTTTCAGAAACATTCCCCAGAGCTTTTCGAACGTCATTACATCTGAATAATTGCGTCGTTCTTCCTCATACCGTTTCCATAATGCTGACATAGTCAGAGTGATTGGCCCCAGTGTCACGGTCTCCCGTGACGTGGGTTTGTAGTAGTAACGCGTTTTTGTTTTGGATACGCGCGGTGGCAGTTTGTTATCTCCAGGATCCTTTCTTCTGCGCCCCATTTAGATAGCTCCGAAATCGGGTTTTTCTTCTGTGCTGGTCTGTACGGTGATCTGTCCGTTCAATACAGCGTTAATGTGCGTCCAGGTAACCATCGGGCGACCTTCCCGGTCGGGTATGTACGAGACGCCGCCACGGTCGAGAATTTCCCTTTGTTTGGATGCCTTCTGATAACCGGTAAACTCAATCAGTTCTGCGTCTGTTAGCAGATCGTTTTCTCTGGCCATGTTGGTCTTTCCTCATCATCCGGTAAACGGCGTCATCAGCATCACTGCATGCGCGTTCGATGTCGGACTGGGTCAGGGTCTTCTTTCGTACGCTTGCCGATAACCGGCCAATCTTTATATCGAAATCTGTGAGCAGAGTAGCTCCGGGTTGCCATCGCAGCATTGCAGCCTCCAGTGTTGGGTGAGGCCACAATGCTATCGATAGTATGGTTTTATTTCTGATTACGCTTAATCAGGTTTTCGGGTAGGAATGCGCCTTTCTCACGAGTCACTTTAACGCTTTTCGGCAGGTGCATTCCCAACTCGCAACGGCTACGCGCTTCAATAATGCCGTTACTGCCGTCTGAAAATACTACGTGAACCGCATCGCCACGTTTTAGGGATAGTTTCAGCATAGTTAACGTACCTGTAGTGAGCGTTCGCCGATCTCAAGGTGAGCACCCGGTACCGGATTTAACAATTCTGCTGGTACTTCACCACCATCAGCCGTGATTTGCGCTGCGGCAGCTTCCGCAGCCTCGATCGCTTCTTTGATGGCTTTTTTGTCCGGAGCGACAATCGTCTGAACAGTAACCAACTCATCCGGTAATAGCTTTTCGTTGTCGATAACAACGCTGACGCTACCTTTTCGGGCAGTAAAGCTATTCTTAGGGGTCTTGAGCTTGTCCAGATTGGCAGCAAGCAGGCAAGACAGAATATATTTACGAAGCGTTTTATCTTTATTTTCGAAAGACTTTTTACGCTCAGCCAGGCGCTTTATTTCTTCATCGCATGTTTTGGCATGTCCAAGGTTATTACGCGCAATGACCATGATGGCATCCAGCTTATCCGCCAGTTCCCCTTCAATTCCTTCCAGTGTATCGGTGATCATCTCCGGAGTTAGTTCATCAGAGCTTTCCAGCAATTGCAGAAGGTTGGTGTAGTCAGCAGCTAACGCGATTGCAGTAGTCATTATGCATTCTCCTGGGATTTGTTCAGTTCAGCGATACGTTCATCTTTGATGGTTGTCAGGCGACGCAGGCGCCCACTTAAATAGCGCGCATGTTGCGTGTCACCCTTCGCCTCTGCGTCCTTGCGATGCACCTCTGCTTCACGGGCAATCGAAGAATAAACCTTGTTGATCTCGTTCTCTGATACAGCTGATGCAAGGGTGTTTGCGACTTTGGTCAGTTTATCGTCCAATTCCTGACGTACGCGGGCCGCATCCTCTGCGTTTTCGCTGGCGTTTTTGAGCGCAAATTCAGCTTTATTTTTCTGGCGATATTCCGGGTTGTCGTAAAGCCCCATGAAAATATCTGCGCAGAAACCGAGAGCAGACAACGCTTTTTTGGTTGCGTCAGTCAGTGATTTTTTCGTCGCTTCACCATCGCAAATTGGGCCGTATTTGCTGCCGTAAATATACGGGGTACACCCGAATGAAATCTCTTCACCGCGCGCACCATTCCGGATGTACCAAAGACTGATTTTGATAACGTGGTGTTTTTCTGTAAGGACGCCACCGATACCGTCCGGGATGAGTTCCCATGTGTTATTACCGTCAGCTCCTTTGGCTGTGCGAGTAATTGGCGCGCCATCGTCAAAGCGTTCTTCAAGAATATCCACACCCCAGCCGATACCTTTCGGACCAAATTCGCGGGTCGCGATCATGGTCATGTAGGTGCCATTGATAGAGGTTCCGCCGCCATTTACAGAGAATGCGGAGGTAAAGCGTTCATCTGTTTTGAATACTTCTTTCCACAACGCCAGGTTGTCGCTTTCGCCAGCCTGCATTTCATTAATGCTCTTAACCAGTTCTGACGCCTGAGGAAGTTGTTCTTCACGCTTAACGCGATCGACGAGCTGATCCACATCCTGAACGATTTTTTTCACTTTATCGCTCAGATTTTCATTCTGTTGGTCAGTTGTGTCCTGGCTGGTCGCATATACTCCGTAACCCATATTATTTAGCGTTTCACGAGCCTGCTCCGCCTGGTCTTCTGTAACTGTTTCCTGTTCTGCCACTTCCGTTTTGTCACCTTCATTTGAGGCTGTTTCAGGCATAGTTCCATCACGCGAAAGCGTTTTGTCATCGTGGGTTGAATTCTGGGGTTGGGTATCGGTTTTAACCCATTTAGGATCATTAGGGTCGCTGATACCTTCCACATATTCGCCGCGTTCTGCCGCAAGCTGCTTGCCGGTTCTTTCTGCATCCGTTTCGGCACATTCGAGTTGACCATGTTCAGCCAGCCATGAATCAATATGGCGTCGCAGTGACTCAGGGAAATGGTATGTATCTTTAGATGGGACATTCTGAATAACCCCAAAGATACTCGGACGGTCATATTTGAGAATCTGCTCGGTAGTACGCAATGCCGCTGACCAACGTTTGAAATCTTCCCGGTCATCGGAAATCATTTTTTCCGCATCGCGGAGATTTCCTGATAACACTGGTGCATCTGGAGCGATGGGAAGGAGAGCAACGGCAATTTCCTGATCCAGTGTCGCGTAAGTGTGTTTATAACCACGTTGTGGCGCCACAGCGACATTGTCATTTTTAACGCAGGTACTAAGTGATGATGTTTTGTTTGGCACCATCTCATCACGCTTACCTGGGTTTTCCAGCCAGCGTTTAATAAATTGTGAAATCGCAGCTTTACCCGGTGTCTGATCTTCAAAGTTTGCGTAAATGGCCTGAATGAGATTATTAAGGCCTTCAACATGCATATGCTGCACGGGTTCGTTATTGTGCAGCGCGTGGAGAATATTGAGATTAACCCGATCATCCTCATCAAAGGATTCATCGTTATTTTCCAGATTATCGAGATAATCCAGCACCTGAGAGTAAAGAACTCCATCGATGGGAGAATCGCTGAACATAAGAACGGCCGCGAAGCGTTCCCGGGATGGTAGCTTTGCCAGATCGATAATCTCGTTACTGGCTGGAAGGTTTGAAACGTTGGTCTCCGGCTCGTTGATGATCCATTTTTCCCCGTCGAATGTGTGTGCCAGGGCAAATTGTTCATCGAACTTACCAACAGCCGGCAGCGGCAGACCTTCAGCATGTTCCCATAACTTGGGTTTGAAATAGTTGTCACCGTTGGCAGGGTAGGCTTCCCAGAGTTTTCCGGTCATGATGCTCTCTGCCACTTTTTTGTTTGGCGCATCAATTGCGATCGCCAGTTGAACGGCCCCGCAATCTTTAACCGCTGATTTTTTTGGCTCAAATAAGCCGTTGTAGATGGTCATTGGTCTTTCCTCTTTGGTTACTGGCGCTGGTCTGGCGCCGGCTGATCAAAATGGGATGTCGCTTTCCTGAACAGGGGTGTGATCAATGCACAGCAGTTGCTGAATTTTGTCGTCGACACGGTCAATCTGACGTTGTGCTTCTGCCGCAATCGTCTCTTTCTGTCCGCGCAGTTGGTCGACCTGCAGAGTAATGATGTCGAATGGTTCAGGCTGGTTTATATCGATGGTAATTTCACGGGTTTCCAACAAAACGTAGGTGTCCGGAAAGTTGCGTGACATGTCACAGGTGGCAACGATGTATTTATCCGAAGAAAACGTTTGGGTGTGGTAGTGAATGTACAGTTTTACTGGAATGGCAAGCGCTTCCATAGCGGCTCCTTAGTGATGTATACTCAGAGCCGATCAGTGTTGGCTCTGTCCTGCATTGGTCTTTCCTCGCTACAGGGTTGGTCCCCTGTGGCACCTTCCTGGCGGATTGGTCTCCGCTAGGGTAAATCAGCCCACTCAGGTGGGCTTTTTTACGTCCAAAGTTTGCCGGTCTTTCCCGGCTGTCAGGGCTGGTCATGCCCATTGGTCTTTCCTCGGTAATCATTGCAGTGTGAAAAAAGGAGCCCATCGTAGGGACTGGGCAAAGACTACACACAGCAATGGCGATATATGAATGTGGCGCCAGATGCTTATCTTCTGGTTGCCGTCTAAGCGGCTGCAATTCACCACAATCAAAAAGAGCGAGCCGCGCCCAGTTACACGCCGGGATTGGGATTCCCTAAATACAGACGTTGGCCACTATGGTTTTTAACGCCCGCGCTCTTTGATTGTGGTGCTCCGTTAACGGGGAGCAGGCGGCTCTTTAAGCCTCACGGGGCGTTCTATGCGCGGGATACTGAGCGAAACCGCGTTCACTGCCGTGACAGGGGGCTTGTGTGGTGTTATGCGCCCATTGCTCTCTACTTCCACCACTGCAACGAATCGAATTCTGTGCGGTCTTTCCCGTATGTCAGCGTACTGGCGGCGCCCCGCAGAATTCTTTGCCTGTCTTTCCAGACCGTCAGAACGTTTTTCTGAACAACTGCCGCGTGGTTAGTGCGTCGTTGATGTGGTTTATATTAGTTATGCGTATATTCACGGTCAAGATTAAAATAATCGTAATGCGAATATATTTTGTATGTTCTTGATAAGAAAGGATAAAAAAAATCCCGACGATGCGGGATTATTTTGGAGGGGAATTTACTGTTTTCTTGTGGCTAGAAGTTCTTCAAAAAGTCGGTCAAATCCACTAACTTTGTCTTTTAATTCAGATAGATGCCTTTCTTTTTCACTCTGAGGAAGTCTTTCATAAAGTGCTATCAACTCGGCATCTTCTGGTTTCAGGAGTCGCCAGCCAGCAGCTGAATAATCTTGAACGTGGGCTCCTGATTTCCGGACATAATTCATTAGTTCGGCAAGGTCGGGTCTAATGTCTTCAGGTTTTACACCGAGAAGAGCTGAAAATTTTAATGTCGCATCTGTGTTTAACGGAATACTTCCATTCAAATACTGACTGACTGTAGCCTGAGTACTAAAGCCGAGAGCATCCGCCGCCTTTTCCTGAGTAAGACGTAAAGTTACTTTTTTCTCGTTCCATATGTCGCGCAGCCTTTGGGCTGCATCAGCTTCAGCTGCATCAAGCGTTTTCTTTCTCATGACGCCCATATTATTCGTAAAATTAATTTCCTCCCAATCGTGTAACTATTGACACATATGTATTCGCAATACTAATATTCATGTGTCACATACATTTTAGGAGGACAAATGGATCTCAAAACCTATCTAAAGACCTCTGGCGTTCGCCAGCAGGATTTCGCTCAAGTGGTTGGTGAGACGCAGGGCTATGTCAGTCGTGTTGCATCTGGAAAATGCCTTCTTGGTGCTGCAACTGCATTGAAATGGGCCGCAGCAACTGGCTATCAAGTTACACCACATGATCTACTCCCCAATATTTATCGAAAACCAACTGACGGACTGCCGGAACAGAATGCAGCTTAACAAAGGGCGTATTTGAAATCTGATTACGCTTAATCAGGTTTTCAGCGACAGGAGACGCGACGAAGTGGAAAACCTCGACGAACTGAAAAGAGAAATCTTCAATTGGGCTGCTGAGCGTGGGCAGGAACATGTTGCTATTGAGATCACTCGCATGTGATTTCGAATGGGTGGTAACACCAGCTGCGTAAAACTTCACCCGATGGAGGATTCGAAAGGTAATGCTGACTGGCGGGCAATCAACAACAACCGGCAGCAGATTTTTCGCTGGCTACGTGGTGAGACGAAAGCGGCAAGAATCAAAACTAAAGCGCTGGCCATGGCAATGGAAGCTGCGTTGCCTGCGGAACGATATGCACAGCTGGGAATGACCACTCAGCAGTTAATTTGCATTGCGATTCGTGATTTTGCCGCGGCGATTATTGCTCTGTTGCTTGATGCAAGGGATCGACCCCAGCGGATAGCACAGGCATTACAAGCCATACAGGAAACACAGCGCCTGACCAGCGTTTAACTTGTATCGAGGAAAGACCAATATGCAGACATCAACAGACCGCATCACCTGGCGGAACGGCTGGCGTTTAAATGGCGAACCATCCTGCGCGCATGATGTACGGGGAATATTTGAAGAACGCCTGTCCGCTAAAAAATGGGAAATTTATGAGAAACGCAAAGCTGAGATGATCGAGACGTGCGTTTTTCTCACACCAAAAGACTACGAAATAGCCTGTCGTGAACTGGCTGAGCTGCTGGGGATCTGACTATGAGTATGACCCTAATGGCCCGGGCGATGGCAATAAAAACCGGGAACCCAATTCGTAAACTGGTGCTGATTAAACTTGCTGATAACGCCAATGATAATGGCGAATGCTGGCCATCTTATCAGCATATTGCTGATCATTGTGAATGCAGCAGGAGTGCTGTTCGTTCGCACATTGACGCGCTTATTGGCATGGGCGTTTTAACAAAAGAAAACCGCATGGGTATAAACAATGGTAAGGGCAATACGTCGAATGTGTATTACCTGAATCTTGATAACCCTATGCCACCAAAAAGCACAGCCCCTGTGCCGTCAAAAATCACAGGTATGCCGTTAGAAAACACACCCCCTATGCCATGTGGTGGCACCAGAACCAGTCACTCTTTTGAACCAGTCAATGAACCTAATGATCCCCCTAACCCCCAGAAGGGGGAGGGCGACGAATGGCTCCTTGCTGACGCTAAAAAAGCCCTGGAATTCTACAACGAACAAACCGGTACCCGTTGCCGTGATATTAAGCCGTTCGTTCTCATGCTTACGCCGACACAAACGCGGGAAGCATACACACTGGCTGAGCTGCAATTAGTTATCCGTTGGGTTCTGGCGACCTGGCGCCGCCGTGGTTCTGGATTACCTAAACCAGCCAATATCTGCCGCGTAAATCGCTTTGATGGTTATCTCGCTGATGCCGAAGCATGGGCCACTACGGAGGCTGATGTTGATCCGGATGCCGTCATGAATGGCTACAACGAGATATTCGCTGACACACTGCCTGCTGCTGAACTGGATACAGATCGCCGCCGGATGATTATTCGCCTGGCGGCCCATATGAAAAATAAAACTACGGGAGCATTCCTGGGGTACTTCGAAAAATTCCGTGCTGATGCCCCTGATTTTTATTTCGGTTCTAACGGTGGATGGCGCGCCAGCTTTGACTACTTGATGAAACCAGAAACTTTACGTAATACCCGGGAAGGTTCGCTATGACTCCGCAGGAACTGGAAGCGTGTGTGCTGGCAGGGTTGCTGAATGGCGGTGCTTCACCTGACGCATTTGACGTGATCGCATCCACGCCTGAGGAATCATTCAGCATTGGTTTTTATCGCCGCGCATTCAGCGAGATTAAAAAACAGGCACTAACCAACGGCATGATCGACATGCTTTTTATCAGTGAGGCGCTGGGCGGTTCAAGCCTGGCTGATTTGTCCGAAATTTCCCGCATCCCTGCAACGATTCCTAATCTCAAAGGGTATGCAGGGAAGATGGTTAAGGCATGGCGTAGCCGTGCACTGGCGAAACTTTTGCAGGATGGCGCCGACGGCATCCGCAATGCAGCCAACCAGGAGCAACGTGATCAGGTTGTGGAAAAGGCTGTGGCGCAGCTGCTGGATATGACCGCCGAAAGCGGCGACGTCCAACCGGTACACATTAACGAGCTGTTGCCCGCCTACATGGACACCGTACAGAAACGCATGGAAGGCGATGAATCCACGCGGAACCTTCTGACCGGGATTACGGATCTCGATAACGCTACAGGAGGTATTAACCCGCAGGATCTGATTGTTGTTGCTGGTCGACCTGGCATGGGGAAAACCGAATTTGCTCTGACTGTGGTGGAAGGCGTAACCGCTAAAGGCGGAGGCGCGCTAATTTTCAGCATGGAAATGGCCGCTGCTCAGATTGTTGAACGTTCACTGGCTGGTGCCGGAAATCTGCCTGTTTCCCGTCTGCGTAACCCACAGGATATGTACGATGAGGACTGGGCAAGATTAACCGCTGCGATAGGTGAGCTTACGGATCGCGATATCTGGATCGTGGATGCAACCGACCTTACGGTTGAACAGATTCGCGCCATTGCCGAAACACACAAACGGCGTCATCCGCATCTGGCGATGATTATGGTCGACTATCTTGGCCTGATTAAAAAACCAAAAGCAGAGCGTAACGATCTCGCAGTAGCACATATTTCCCGAAATCTTAAAACGATGGCTATGCGCCTGCACACGCCAACCTTCGCGCTGAGTCAGCTCTCCCGCGCCGTAGATGCGCGCCCGGCGGCACAGCGCCGCCCGGTAATGTCAGACCTGCGTGATTCAGGCTCTATTGAGCAGGATGCTGACAGCATTCTGTTTCTGTACAGGGATGAAGTTTATAACCCCGAAAGCCCGGCTGCAGGTGTAGCTGAGGTCATCCTCGGTAAATGCCGTTTTGCAGCTGCTGGTACCGTAGTTTACCAGGAGTTTAAAAACGGTCACTTTCTGCCGATCGACCAGCACATTGGCAAAGAAAAAACACGGATTCAACTGGAGGCCGCAAAACCCAGAAAAACGCACCGTAAGTATGCAGAGAAGTACAACACCGACGCATTTTAAAACGCCTGACCAGCGTGAAATACAATGAGGAAAGACCAATGACCGATTTAATTTATCCTAAAGTAGCGACAGTTGACGATGCCTGTGACTGGACGAACGTAATCATCTGGCGGATGAACGCAGGTGCCAGGGCTCGCAGCCGTTCGGTTTATGTACCTTGCCCGCGTCCGGTTCCTGTTCCGGGATTAACTGCTCGCGCGGCCCCAAAAAATAAAAAATCAAAACCTGTTGAAACCAACCCACGGTGTTTCAGTAAGACGCATACCGGAACCGTTATTTATTCAGGTGGAGAGAAGACAGTAAAACTTCGCGAAACGGCAACTGTGTGGACTTCCGGAAGCAAAGAGAATTACGACAAAAAAACGGGCTATAGGGTAGGTATTACCAGCCGCTGTCGTCTGCTTCTGGATACCATAAAACCCATTGAGAATCCCACTGAATCCCAATTATCCCAAAAATCCAGCGAACTGCCGGCTGAATACCTGGTGGCGATTATGAAGGGTAAAACGCTCTCATATCAGGGGATCATGTCTGCGATTAAAAAATATTACCCGGACATCAAAATAAGTCTGGATCAAATACAGAAACGCGTCTTTGCGCTTTGCATGTCGAACTTTGTTGGCATTGAGCGGCATGACGACATGCCCGTTACACACTTCACGCTGAAAAGCGTTGATCCCCGTTTCTACGTTCACTCAGAGAAGAACATGAGGGCTTAAGGCATGACCGGGCAATCGGATTACCTCCCGCCCGGTCTCCCGCTCAATCGTGCGAAATGGCCGCAAGAATACCAACTCAAGGAGCATTACGACATGCGCGCCGCCGCGCTCGTTCGTCAGCTCTATGAACGGAAAGTTACACGCCAGACGGTTATTCAGCACATTGACGCGACGCCGGAGAGTTATCGGGAGTTTTTCAGACAACGTTTGAATTATTGGCGGCAGCAGCACGAAGGGGGATCTGGTGGATAAACAACTGGAAGATGCGGGGGATCTCATGACTGAGTTCACCAAAAAATATACAAATAAAGCCATTGTAATTATTGCTGATTACATCCAGCGAGCCAGCAAAAATGAGCAATTGCAGGAAGCAAAAACACGCCTCGATAAAAAAATAATCCTATTCGTTGATGATGAAAACTGTGACCAGTCAAGGCTAATGAGCGCGTTTGTACCAGCAATGACTAGCCATACCCGGGAAAGATTTTTTGAAGAAATTGCAGTGACGCTTGAGGGGGCGAGACCATGACGTACCAGTTGCATGTGGGGCGTTGTGAGGTGGTGCTTAAGTCAATACCTGACAATTCAGTCGATTCGATTGTTACTGATCCACCTTATGGGCTCTCATTCCAAAATCATAAATGGGATTACGACGTTCCATCCGTAGAGCAGTGGCAGGAATGTTTGCGGGTATTGAAGCCCGGCGGTCATCTTCTGGCGTTTGGTGGGTCTCGAACCTATCACCGTCTGGTTGTAAATGCCGAGGATGCTGGTTTCGAAATTCGTGACCAAATTCTTTGGATTTACGGTAGTGGTTTCCCGAAGTCACATAATCTAGATGGCCAATGGGACGGCTGGGGGACTGCACTTAAACCAGCACATGAACCAATCTTAATGGCTCGCAAGCCATTTAAAACAACGGTTGCAGAAAACATGGTAGCGCATGGTACCGGCGCACTTAATATCAACGCCTGCCGCATTCCAACCGGAGAGCAATTATCTGGTGGTTCTGGTTGTTTGCTTTCTCATCAACGCGACGGAACAGATCCAGCCGCAGACTATGAACAATCTGTGGGAGGCCGTTGGCCAGCGAACATTATCCATGATGGTAGTGATGATGTGATCTCCTGTTTCCCTACTAATGCCGGTGCTGCTGCGCCGGTAACAGGTAATGAACCCTCAGCGGCCTCTACTGGGCAAGTTCTTGGAATGCGCCAGCGTGTCGCTACCGTTCACCATGGTGATAAAGGCAATGCGGCTAGATTCTTTTACTGCGCCAAAGTAAAACCGAGTGAACGTGATGAGGGGCTCGAGCGTTTTATAGCGATGTCTGCCAGCGATATGACAGGAGGACGTAAAGAGGGAAGCGTAGGTATTAATGACCCGCGCGCTGGCGCTGGTCGTACGAAGGGGGCGAAAAATAATCACCCGACAGTTAAACCAATAGCGCTGATGAAATATCTCTGCAGGCTCATCACTCAGCCTGGCGGCACTGTGCTGGATCCGTGGATGGGTAGCGGAAGCACCGGACGCGCTGCGATTGAAGAGGGGTTCAATTTTGTAGGCATCGACCTTGATCCCGACTATGTAACCATTGCATCTGCGAGGTTGGCTTTCTCGTTAAAAAAATATGCAAATGAAAAAGCGGAGGCACTATGAACGCTGAGCTACAGGGCGCTTTATTGGGTTATGCATATCGTCGGATTGTTGAGTTGGAAAACTTACTTCTTCCTAATATTTCTGAAACGGTTTGGCCAGCGGAAGTGAAAATGGTTTTTTCTCAGGTTAAAAACGCCGGGGATCTCCCGGCACATCACCAGCGCCGCCTGAAGCATCACATCAACCGCATGTGGCTGGAACAAATGCCGGTACCGGCCATCATTGCAGCGGCCCGGTCACTGGCCATCGCCATGGAGAAATACGCGTGAGAGAAATCATCGTTGATAATTTTGCTGGTGGTGGCGGTGCGTCAACCGGTATTGAACTGGCTATCGGACGCAGCGTGGATATCGCAATTAACCACGACGAGAACGCCGTGGCGATGCACACTACGAATCACCCTGATACGCTGCACTATTGCGAGTCTGTGTATGAGGTTCGACCAAAGGTGGCTACCGCCGGGCATCGTGTCGGGCTGGTGTGGCTTTCCCCTGACTGCCGACACTTCTCAAAGGCAAAGGGCGCTAAGCCGGTAGAGAAGTCTATACGAGGTCTGGCATGGGTAACTTTACGCTGGGCGCTGGATGTTGAACCGCGGGTGATGATGCTGGAGAACGTCGAAGAGTTTAAAACGTGGGGACCATTATTACGTGAAATGCCATTCATCAGTCACGCGGATCGCTTTCTTGATGAATTCATCGGACCACCGGAGCCAGTTGAACAGCGTCCCGACCCAACTCGAATTGGTGAAACTTTTAACGCCTTTGTCGCAATGCTGACAACCGGCATTCCTGCAGATCATCCTGCGCTGGTGGAGTGCTGTGAGTTTCTGAATATATCGCTTGATAGTGATGACGCAGCTCGACTGGTTAAAGGTCTGGGCTATGTCGCTGAGTATCGAGAGCTTCGCGCCTGCGACTACGGCGCACCGACAATCAGAAAACGTTTCTTCATGGTTATGCGCCGTGATGGGAAGCCGATTGTGTGGCCGGAACCAACGCATGGGGATCCGAAATCACCTGCGGTTCAGGCTGGCAGGCTGGCGCTATGGCGTACAGCTGCGGAGTGTATCGACTGGTCAATTCCGGCCCTATCGATATTTGAGCGCAAAAAGCCGCTGGCAGAAAATACCATGAAGCGGATCGCGCGCGGCATACAGCGCTTTGTTATCGACAGTGCGTCGCCGTTTATCGTGAAGTGCAATCACACCAGCACTAAAACGAGTTATGACTTTTTCCGAGGTCAAGCGCTGGGCGAACCTTTGCAGACCATTACCAAAACCCACGGCTACGCGTTAGCCGTTCCACATCTGACAAAGTTCCGTACTGGCGCAACCGGCCAGCCCATTACCGAACCGGTACCGACAGTTACCGCTGGCACGTCAAAACGCCCGGGCGGGAATGGGCATGCACTCGGGATTGTTGAGGCTGCACTGACACCATTCCTGGCGGGTAATGGTGGTAGTGAATACCAGGCTAAACCGCGCCCACTGGATAAACCTGCTCACACCATTCTGAAGCAATCCCGCGCCTGCCTGGTTGCGCCAGTGATAGCCCGCCAGTTTGGGGCCAGTGTCGGACACCGGGCAGACGAACCGAGCGCAACCATCACAGCTGGTGGTGACGGCAAATCGCAGCTGGTGACGCCGACGCTGATTCAGATGGGCTATGGGGAACGTCCCGGACAAGAACCGCGTGTGCTGCGACTGGACAACCCGCTGGGCACCGTTACAGCCGGGGGCAATAAGTTTGCAACGGTGAGCGCGTTTTTGGCGAAGCATTACGGCGGGAACTATACCGGGCCGGGCGTCAGCCTGGACGAACCGGCTCACTCGGTCACTACCGTCGATCACCATGCTGTTGTTGCCTCGCATCTGGTGAAGCTACGCGGAACATGCCGCGACGGGCAGCGCACAAACGAACCTATGCCGACGGTCACCGCTGGTGGCCAGCACGTTGGCGAGGTGAAAACCACGCTGGCAGCTGATGGGTATGATGAGCACCGCGCGCAGCAAACGCTGGCGTTCCTGCGGGAATATTGCGGCGAGGATTGCGACGGATTGGTGACAGTTGACGGCATAACTTACCGCATCGTTGATATTGGCATGCGTATGCTGCAACCTCACGAGCTATACCGCGCGCAGGGCTTCCCGGAGTGGTACATAATCGACCAGGACTATCGGGGCAAGAAGTATGCGAAAGACAAGCAGGTTGCGCGATGCGGTAACGCCGTGCCACCGCCGTTTGCAGAGGCGCTGGTGAAGGCTAATTTGCCTGAATTATGCGTAAGCAGGGAGGCCGCGTAATGGCAAAATCAGCAGCAGAGCGCAAAGCAGCACAGCGTGCCCGCCAGTCTGCTGCTGGTGGGCGGAAACTTGAACTGGTGCTGGATGCGCAGTAACTGGAAATGCTAGCTCGAAACTGCGCAGAGCGTCGACCAGGCCGTGCACCGTATGAAATGGGGGAATATATAGCGCTTCTCATTCGCCAGGATGATGCGCGTGTAAAGGGGCGGATAAAATCAATCCGCGCAAATAAATGCAACAAGTGCGGTGACTCATTACCGGTTAAAGCATGCCCATGCGCAGGTGATTCTCAGTGCTGGGTTACACACGGATGGCATGCGGTAAAACTGACAATGTGACATGTCACGCCACCCTAAAACCTTAGAGATGAACCGCCAGATAATGGCGGTTTTTCGTTATTAAACAGGTGGGTACAAAATAACCACGCTTGATATTTTAACGTTTTGTGCCTTTAAAAGTTTGCACTTACTGCCACTTGGGAGTATATATGCTGTATGTTTATACAGTGTGCTTGTGAGGGAGGGAACGTGTTCAAAAAGACGGAGGTAGGGGAACATCTCCCCGATAACGGTCGCGTTCTCATAACCTGCAAGAATGGTAAGGTGACAGCACTCAGGAACATCTACGATGATGAGCACGTAGCATCGCTTAAGTCTTTGTTAGAGCTGGCAGAACAAGCAGGTTGTGTCGTTGTTCAAAGAGGCAAAACTAAGATATAATTATGGTACCGGACTGAACACCCGGCATCTGTATTTCTGAGCAATTGCTGCGCTAAAGGGGAAACCAATGGCGCAGTATTCATTTGTAAAATCAGCAGGCGGAGTATTAATTCCGGCGACGCCTGACGCACGGGAATTTATCGAGAAAAAATTCCGTCTTGGTGCTGTTTTATATGCTGACTTTAAACAGGCACGTAATGCGGCATTTCACCGTAAATTTTTTGCACTCCTGAATCTTGGTTTCGATTACTGGCAACCGTCGGGCGGTGCAATATCCCCGGCAGATAAAAAACTAGTTCGTGGGTATGTGCAGCTGGTGGCCCATTATGCTGGTCATGAAGAAACACTCCAGGAACTGGCCGATCAGTATCTGCGTGAAGAGGCAGAAAAACGCGCCGGTAATATCAGCGCTGTAAAATCCTTTGAAGCCTTTCGCGCTTGGGTAACTATCGAGGCGGGTTTTTATACTCAATACGAAATGCCTGACGGTACGACCCGCAAAGAACCCAAATCCATATCGTTTGCCAAAATGGACGATCTCGAGTTCTCCCAACTCTATAAATCCGTACTTGATGTGCTATGGAATTATATTTTGTTCCGCACATTTCCCACCCAGCAGGCTGCAGAAAACGCCGCCTCACAATTATTCAGTTACGCCGCATGAAGAAAATCGATCTCACCAAACAGGCGCGCGGTCGCATGTGTACTGTGCGCATTCCAGGTATCTGCAATTTTGATCCAGAAACCAGCGTTCTTGCCCATTATCGCATGAGTGACACCTGCGGGATGGGAATCAAACCACATGACATGCAAGGCGCAATTGCCTGCAACTGTTGTCATGACGTAATCGATGGCCGTGTAAAAACCGATATTGATCAGGACATTCTGAGGCTATATCACGCCGAGGGTGTTTTCCGTACCCAACAAATCTGGAGAGAGGAGGCGTTTATATGATTAACCCATCAACGACAGGAAAGGGTGGTGAAATGCTGCGATTAAACACCCTCGAGTCAGTCTGGATTCAGGGTAAACTTCGTATGTGGGGCCGATGGTCATATATTGGATCCGGCTCAGGTGGTCACATGTTTAATAACCTTCTCGCGTCAAAAAAAGTCAGTAAAACTGCCATTCAGCAGGTGTTGAAGCACCTCAAATCATCAGGTCTGGATCACGGTGAACTGATGTCATATTTTCTGGACATGCTTTCCGGAAAAGAAAAAAGCAACCTGGCATTCTGTACCGATGAAGAAGGCCTATTAATGGATGCTGTGATCGGTGAAATATTGGTTCGGACTGGTCATCAGCGTCTTTTTAAATTGGTAGTTGATCGGTACAAGGATCGTATGAGTAAGAAGGCTATGGCAAGAGAACTGAATACCCGTCATCCGGAATGGTGTCTACGAACCTGCGAAAGCCGAATTGATGTCTGGTTGCAGATGGCAGAAGCCATGCTGTATTTACCAATGTGTGATGTATTCGATAAAAAAGCTGATCGATTCCGGTTGCAAAGTTGCGCGGGGATTGCTTGAATTCAGCTATGCTCGCGAAGCTACACCCGCAGCGATAGATAAAAATTAATAACCCGCCATCAAGCGGGTTTTGTTGTTTCTGGAGGATGGGAAAATGAAATAGCTAAACGGAAATACCGTATTGGATGCCATGTTTTTGGCAGCGTGACGACAGCGTTAATCTGGTCGGGCTCCCATGGCGACGTAGTGAGGGAGAGGAAGCGTAAAGCATCACTGAGTTACGGTTGGCGCCCGGTTTAACGCATCAAGTAGCCTGACAAAGAGATAGTGCGCCGCGACACTCACAGCGGCAACGATTAACGAGCCTCGGTATTTACCGGGGCTTCATCATATTCAGGGCTCACTGACGGACGGCTCATAACCCAATCCGACAGGCGCTTGCGCAGAGCCCGCCTCTATATCAGGCTCAGGGTTCCATCTTCGACATTGCCCCGTAGCATATACAGCCCGATAGCCTGATCCCTTACAACACACAGCGCCCCGATTACGGAGGTGCGGATATGCAACGTATGAACCCAACCGATGGACATAACATGCCGTACTGGTGGTCAGGGCTGCTTGGTTTTTTTTCTGTTCTGAGTTTGCAAGATTATGTATTTATCCTTGGCGCTCTGATCTCGGCTTATTTCACCATTAAGACCTACTACGCGAAGCGGAAAGAAGAACGTGAACGGCTTGATGAAGAGAAAAAAAGAACGCTGTTATTGGCTAAGTACCTTGCTGATGTGGCCGTTAAACCAGGTCGAGATCGCCCAGCAGCGGCTGAGGTCGTGACAGAGGCAATGAAACGCATCTCTGGTGAGGTAGCAAAATAACTATGGCCTCGACAAAAACAAAATTAAGCGCTGCCGTTCTTGGGCTAGTGCTTGCCGGCGCGCCTGCGTCAGTAATTCTCGACCAGTTTCTTGATGAAAAAGAGGGTAACAGCCTGACGGCGTATCGTGACGGTGGCGGAGTGTGGACCATTTGCCGTGGCGCCACGATGGTAGATGGTAAGCCAGTAGTTCAGGGAATGAAGCTGTCTGCTGAGAAATGTGCCCAGGTAAACGCCATTGAACGCGATAAAGCGCTGGCGTGGGTTGATCGAAATATCAAAGTACCACTGACCGAACCACAGAAAGCGGGGATCGCCTCTTTCTGCCCTTACAACATTGGCCCCGGAAAATGTTTCCCGTCTACGTTCTATAAGCGAATAAATGCTGGCGACCGTAAAGGAGCCTGTGAAGCTATTCGCTGGTGGATTAAAGACGGTGGCCGTGATTGTCGCCTGACGAAAGGCCATAAAAACGGCTGTTATGGGCAGGTAGAAAGGCGAGACCAGGAAAGCGCGCTGGCTTGCTGGGGGATAGACCAGTGAGTCGAATAAAAACCATCATCATTTCAGTAGGCGTCTGTATAATCGTATCGCTAGGCTGGGCCGTTAACCACTACCGCGACAACGCCATTACCTACAAAGACCAGCGCGATAAAGCCACTGAACAACTCAGCCTGGCTAACGCCACTATCGGCGATATGCAGGTGCGCCAGCGTGACGTTGCTGCGCTGGACGCCAAATACACCGGAGAACTGGCAGATGCCAAAGCCACTATCGATCAGCTTGAGCGTGATGTTGCTGCTGGCAAACGTCGGTTGCAGCTCAACGCAACCTGTCCCGCGAACGGAACGGCCAGCGCCACCGGCCTGGATGATGCAACCGGCCCCCGACTTACTGACGCCGCTGAACGGGATTATTTCACCCTCAGAGAGCGAATCGAAACCATCACCAGCCAACTGACAGGCCTGCAAGCGTATGTGCGTGAGCAGTGCATTAGATGATTGCTAAGCTTCAAATAACAACAATTTTCATGTGTACAATCAGGCGCTGATAGTTTAATTTTTAGTGATATTAAAACCATATCAATCAATAATTTAACTTAGGCGAATGAATGTCCATGAAGCGTATTACCGTTTTGCTTTCTGCGCTCCTGCTTGCAGGATGCACTAACTATTCTGCACAGCAACCTTATCGCTCTCCCAATGGAGAGCAGATGCTCATTAGTGCCAATATGCCAAACGGAATACTGAAGTTGTGGGTTAATGATGTCCTGGTTGTTGATGATTCATTCCTTAACCAGGATAAAAGTCTTTCGGCCGCTTTCGCCCAAAGCTACACGAACGTATACAACGGCGACTATAAGGGTAAAAAAGTTATGGCCCGCTGTAAGTTTTCCCGTGACGCAAAGGAATGTGATGTCTTCGTTGACGGTGAGTATGCAGCCAACCTCTTCCTGAGATAAATAGCCAAGCATTACAGCAGGCATTCACTGAGTGCCTGTGATAATGCTAAAGTGATAACTCACACTAATAGTGGGGGTTTTCATGAAGCACTTAATTCACTCTTTCATTTTGAAAACGGACGATGGGTCTACCATCAAGTACGAGATTTACTGTAAAAACCATGATCTTGGTTACCACAAAAAAGTACCTGAAGGCTCCTGTCAGATCATTTCATCAAAGCTTGACCCTGATGATCGAGATTTTAAAGTGACTGACATCAACCTAAACATTGATGCCCTGTACAAAGCCAATCAGCCAGCCCCTAATACTTGGTACTCAGATGGACAGGATCGTGTAAGCCTGGATATGGTTATCAGCTATCTCGCTAAGTTGAAGTAACTAATGTTCATCAGTGTCTTAAGCCTCGCTAATGCGGGGCTTTTTTAATGGAGCCAAACCACAGGAAGATAACCATGGCGAATGAAGATGATCTCCGCCCGCTGCCATCATCCGCATTCGTCGGAGAGTTCGCTCCGTACATTCGGTTAGCTCCTGCTGATGGTGTATGGCAATGGGTGCAGGAGCAAATCATCGCCGATTCCGGTCATCTGCATAACCCTGACCACGCACACCTCGCTGATGCTGATATAGCGTTCTTGTGGGCGGCAACCGCATTCACCAAAAAAGGGCGAACCGTTCTCGGTCAGGCCGAAGAGGTAATGATGCGTGCTGGTGGATGGCAAAAAGCCCGGATGGAACAGCAGATGCATGAGTGGTTCGGACATAAACCGGACTTCATTATCACGCTGGCCGGTGACTTCTGCCTGCAATGCTCTGACCTGGAATTCTGCGCGCTGGTAGAGCATGAGCTTTACCACATAGCGCAGGAGACCGATGAATTCGGCTCCCCGAAGTTCTACCGCGATTCAGGATTGCCAAAGCTATACCTACGCGGCCACGACGTTGAAGAGTTCGTTGGCGTGGTTCGGCGATACGGAGCGAGTGCCGACGTGCAAGAGCTGGTGGACGCAGCAAATCAACCTGCAGAGGTGGCAAAACTTAACATCGCCAGAGCGTGCGGGACGTGCATGCTGAAACTGGCTTAAATACTGGACTGTATAAGACGAATGGTGATTTATGGCTGCATTAAAACCTGATGTGAAAGCCTTCATCATTCAGTCGCTTGCGTGCTATGACACGCCATCGCAGGTGGTCGAGGCTGTCCAAAAAGAATTCGGGATCAAGATCACCCGCCAGCAGGCTGAATCTCACGACCCCACGAAGGCCAGCGGTAAGACGCTCGCAAAAAAGTGGGTCGAACTTTTCAACGCAACTCGCGAACGCTTCCAGAATGAAATTTCCGATATCCCGATCGCCAATAAAGCCTATCGGCTGCGTGTCCTGCAAAGGATGTCGATGACCGCTGAGAATATGAAAAATATCGGTATGACGGCCCAACTCCTCGAACAGGCCGCGAAAGAAGTTGGCGAGGCATATAGCAACAAGCAGAAGCTTGAACATTCAGGCCCGAATGGTGAGCCCATACAGCATAATCACACAGTAAGCGCGGAGGATCTGACTGATGAGCAGCTCGCCGCAATTATCGCTGGTAAGTAAGCAGGAAGCAGCGGCAGAGTTACTCAAGCGGCGCAACGCCCGGGCCAGCCTCCACGACTTCATTCAGTACATTAATCCCGAATACATCACCAGCAAGTTCTCTCAGACGGTCTGCGATGCTCTGGATCAGTTCCTGCTGGATATGATGAACGGGCTGCGCCCGATACTGATTCTTGGTGCGCCGCCTCAGCATGGTAAATCGGATATCGTTTCGCGCTATCTGCCTGCGTATTTCTTCGGTAAATACCAGGAAATGCGCGTGGGCGCGCTTTCGTACTCTGCTGACCTGGCTGGAGATATGAACGCTGATGTGCAGCGGATTATGTCCACGCCGGAATACCGCAACATATTCCCCGGTGCCTGGCTGGGCAACAAGCCCGCTGATGGCGTGGCGGTGAAGCGCAACACTGATGAGTTCGGCATTGCCAACCACAAAGGGACGTATGTCTGTGCTGGCGTGGGTGGCCCACTGACGGGTAAGAAAATAGATCTCGGTATCATCGATGACCCGATAAAGAACTCGAAAGAAGCGCTGTCGCCGACCACCAAAAAATCCATCTGGAACTGGTACGTCTCCACGTTCAAAACTCGCCTGTCGAAAAACAGCGGCGAGATCATCATGGCTACCCGCTGGGCGACAGATGACCTGTCCGGTCGCGTGGTGGAGAAAACCCCGAAAGCTAAAGTGCTGGCGTTCCCCGCTATTAACGAACGTGGCGAAGCGCTGGTGCCTGACCTGCACCCGATCGACAAGCTGTTAGAGACAAAAGCTATCCTGGGGGATTACTTCTGGTCCGCGATGTATCAGCAGTCACCGAAGCAGGAAGGCGGGGCAATCTTCAAAGACGAGTGGGTCCGGTACTACCTGCCGAAAGACCTGCCGACCAGCTTTGACACGATGGTGCACAGCTGGGATATGACGTTTAAGGACAGCGAAGGTACCGACTTTGTCGTCGGCCAAGTGTGGGGCAAAAAGGGAGCAAACGCCTATCTGCTTCACCAGGTCAGGGCGCGCATGAGCTTTACAGCAACGCTCAAAGCCGTTAAGCGCATGGCTGACGAATACCCCAAAGGCTTACGCAAGCTGGTGGAGGACAAAGCCAATGGCCCGGCGGTTATTGACTCACTGAAAAGCACTGTTGCAGGGCTGGTACCCGTCGAACCGGACGGTAGCAAAGTAGCTCGTGCGCATGCGATTACCGCCGTATGGGAAGCGGGTAACGTTTTCCTACCTCACAAAGATATTGCCCCTTGGATCACCGAGACGGTCGAGGAAATCACCACCTTCCCGGTCGGCGCGAACGATGACGTTGTCGATGCAATGACGCAGGGATTACGCGATTTGTATCAGAGAAAAACACTCAGCCCACTGGACATCATGTAATGACGAAAAAAAATATCGTTGGTCGTCTGAATGATGGCCTGGTTAGCTTAATGACTTCACTCGGCGAGAAGATCGGCGCGGTGCGGTATAGCAGCAGTAAGCCCGATGTGCCGGATAAAGAACTGCTCGCGATGTATAAAAAATCGTGGGTGGTGAAAAAGTACATCAACAAAACCGCCGACGACATGCTGAAGTTGCCCCGTAAATTTTCGGGCGACGTCGATAGCTCTATAACCAAGCGCATCGCTGACGCTGAAAAAGAACTGAAATTGAATGCAGTCTTTCACAGCGCGCTGGGGTGGGCCTCTCTGTTGGGCGACTCGCTAATCGTGGCTATCACTGATTGTGCCGATGACCAGATCGCCTTGCCGCTCAATTTGCAGAGCGAAGATATCGTTAAATTTCTAGTGTTCCGTAAAGGTGAGTACACGCCGGACAGCAATGTCATCACCGATATCCGCTCAGATTGCTTTGGTGAACCGCTAACGTATCAACTTGACGTCGGGACGAAGCAACTCAGGTTTCATCATTCCCGCTGCTGCCGGACAAAGCTGGGCAATCACAGCATTAAGGATCGCGCAAAGTTTGGCACGTCAGACCTTCAGGCGCCCTATGAGCACATCAAAACCTTCGACACAGCAATCCTCAGCACCGGAGACACCATACAGGAGGCAAACGTCGATGTGCTGTTTATCCCCGGCATGAATAACCAGATCGCAGCTGGTCAGGAAGGGCAGGTGCGCGAATACGCCAGGGTGATGAAGGAAACTAAATCCTCGACCGGGCTGCTGCTAATTGATGCTGGTGATACTCAGGCGCAGGGGCGATATGAGCAGAAGAACGCGCAATTCACCGGGCTGTCTGACGTGATCAGCAAAATGGCGATTGTACTGGCCGGGGCGCTGGACAGGCCCATAACGGTTCTGTTTGGTGAGTCGGCCAGCGGGTTCAGCAGCGGCGAGGAAGACAATAAATCCTATTACGAGACGATTAACGGCCTGCAGGAGTCCCGGCTTCGTCCAATGCAGGATTTCGCCGACCAGTTGACGCTGGACAAACTCGCCATAACGGAAAGCCTTACCTACGAATACCCAACGATAGATAGCATTAACGAGGCTGACGAGGCTAACCGGTTTAGCCAGTATGCGACGGGCTTCAATACGCTGGTAACGTCATCAATTCTGACGGAAGAGGTCGCCATCAGGGAGATGGTAAACCGCGGCGTGCTGAAGACTGTTACCGAAGCTGAAATCAAGGCGATAGTCAGCGCCGGGGCGAATGCCGGCTTCTGAGGGGATTATGGAATTAAAACTGCTTCTTGAGCGTAAGCAGGGACGTTTGAAACCGCGTCGCCGACGGATGCGTCCACCAACCGCCAGCAAGCGCGCAGAGGTCTGGTATCGAGACAGGCTGATTGAGTTTGTCGATAGCATGCTTCAGACACTCCTGGACGAGCTGGACAAGCCCATACTCACCGATGCACCCGATACCACTCCTTTGTCGATTACAGCGCGCCTTGCGGCAGTCATGCAGCGATTAGCGAGCATTTCAATTCAGGAGGTCGCCGCCCGACTCTCTGCCGGGTTCGTTGCGCGGGCAAACCTGCAGAACAAAGAGCAGACGCAGCGCACTTTCTCTCAGGCTTTTGGGATTGACCTGACCGGGATGCTCGGCGATGGCGCGATAAATCCAGAAATGGAAAAGGCAGTCAGTGACAACGTTGACCTGATTACCTCCATCCATACCGACTTTATCCACGATATCGGCGCGGCGGTTTTCGAGAACATGAAAGACGGCGGCCGACATGAAAACCTGATCGACATAATCAAGGAGCGTGGGAACGTCACCCGTAACCGCGCCAGGCTAATCGCCCGTGACCAGACCTCGAAACTTAACGCAGACCTGACAGAAGCACGTAATGTGGCGCTTGGCCTTGATCTGTATGAGTGGGGCGGCACTGGCGACGAACGGGAGCGCGACAGTCATTCCGCGTTAAACGGCATGCTCTGTAAATACTCCGATCCGACAGTCTACTCAGACGACGGCGGCAAAACGTGGAAGAAACGCTCAACCATCGGGGCATTTATCGGTAAACCCGGCGAGGATTACCAATGCCGATGCCTGGCCCTCCCTTACGTCTCATGGGATTAATCAATGAAGTGGAAACGAACACCGCAGGGGTACGTGATTACCACTGCGACGATCACCCGCGCCGGACCGATTGAGTATTACGGTCATGAGCTGGGACTAACTGGCAGCGATGCCAACAAAAAAATCACCGTTGTTCGCACCCTCGACGAACTATCAAAACCCGAAACCCTCGCTTCATTCAATGGCCTCCCGTTCACCATAACGCACCCCGACGACGGGGAGGTCACCGCAGCAGACCACAAAGACAAAGCATCCGGACACATCGCCAACACTCGCATTGAGGGCGGTGAAGTGGTCTGTGACGTTTTTCTGACGGATGCCGCGGGAATCGAGACGCTGGAAGAGACGGGGATCCGAGAAGTGTCCGTTGGGTATGAGCCTGCCGAACTCGAGGAAAGAGGCGGGAAGTTTTACCACATCAACATTCGCGGCAATCATGTCGCGGGCGTGGCAGCGGGGCGCTATGGGCCTCAGTGTAAGTTAAACGATAAAAAAGGTAAGCCAATGTTCAAAACATTAACTGACGCCCTGAGTTTCCTGAAGGGCAAAAAACTGAAGGATGCAGACGGTGTCGCGTTAACTCCTGATGAGCTAGTCGGCATGATTGCCGCGCTGGAAAAGGCGCTGGAAGAACTACAGGGGCAAGGGACTGAAGAGGCCACTGCTAAAGCACAGGAAGTGCTGACGCAGCTCGCTGACCTGAAAAAGCAACTGGAAGGCGCGACGAGTACACCAGCGCCGAATGATGAAGATCCCGGTGCCGGTGGTGGTGACGACAAGGACGCGAAAATTACCGCGCTGGAAACCGAAAACGCCGATCTGAAAGCGAAAGTTAAAACGCTGGAAGAAGAACTGGAGCAGCTGAAATCCGGCAATGAAACCAGCACCACACTGGCAGACGCGAAAGCCCGTTTCCCTAAAGTCAGCTTCAATGATGCCAAATCAGCGCGTGACGTGCGCGCCGCCGTACTGGTGAGCACTAAAGCATTTAACGATGCTGAGGTCAAAGCAATGACTGACAGCGAAGTCCGTGCGGCTTATGCAGCTATTCAGGCCACCTCGAAGCCACGCAGTGAAATCGGCGCTCATCTGTTTAACGACTCAGCGAACAAAAGCACTAAAACCGCAACTCAACGCCTTGGGGGGAAATAACTATGTCTTTTACTGACTGGGATGGTGCCGACGGCACTATTAAACCGGGTTCAATCAAACGTGCCTCCAGCTCAAACGACAAAGTCTGGGCTGAAGAGAATCTGACCGAAACGAAGTTGCTCTATGGCACGTTCGTAGCGGTCAACCCGGACGGTGGCGTGATGCCTCTCGCCGCTGGCCTGCGCATTCATGGGATTGTGGTGCGTGATATCTACGGTGACGGTGCACCGCATAACAAACAGGTCAACGTGGGGCATTTTTCCCACGGCGATTGTGTTGGCGCGCTGACAGTCGATGACGCTGATTTTACTCGTGGCGCGGCGGCCTACATCGTGGCGACGGGTGCCGATGCCGGGAAGGTGACAACAGAAGCAGCCGGCAACATTGATTTGGGCTACTGGGTGGAAGATGTGAGCGCGGGTAATAACTGCGTGGCTATCACCCTGGGCTACGTACAACAGGCAGTTCAGCAGACGGAAGGAGCATAACCAATGCCTATGGAATCAGCAGATTTCGAAGAAGTGCTGCAGGAAGCGCTAACTGAGCGTGATATGCAGTTGCAGGAAAAAGAACTGCCAGAGATCAACATCGGTGAAGCCCTCCCGGTTAAAGAAGGCCTGGATTTTTCTCTGGATTATGTGGATTTCGGTGTGTCAGAGGTGGTCGGGTCGGTTAAGGACGGCATCATTGGTAACAAAACAAACAGCCTGAAAACCATTGATAGTGATATCGAATGGCTGAAAGCGCCTGTTGGACAGTGGGCTAAAGCTGCAACCTGGACTCAGCAGGAACTGGAGAAGATTGCTCGTCTGAACATCAACCTGCAGACCAAAAAGCAGGATGATCTGTATGCCAACGCCCTCGCAACAATCCAGTACGCGGGATACGTAGGCCATCGCGGAGTTAAAGGGCAGGAAGGGTTGCTGACAGGCGCGAAGGTTCAGGTTGTCATCGATGCTTCAGGCAAAACCATCGCCGAAATGACCTCTGATGGGTTCGTGAAACTGGTGCTGGATGCTTACAACGTGGCCTGGCGCAAATCCAGTTACCGTATTCAACCGACGCATATCGCCATGGATGCCAGCGATTTTATGCTCGCCATGCAGAAATTCGACCCTAACCCGATCGTTGTGGGTACTGACCTGCTGCCGATTGCGGCAATGGATCGCATTATGGCGGCGCTGCGTAAGGCTTCAGGCAATGAATCCTTCAACATCACGTTTGTTAAAGTCCCGAGCAACTACGCGGCCGGCATCAAGTCCGGTAAAACTCGCCTGGCGATTTATACCTACGACGAGGACTACGTGGAAATGGAAGTGCATATGCCGGAACTGCTGGCAGCACGACAGCGTGATCTGCTGACCTACGAGTGTGGTTATCGTTCTGCCTTCGGTGGTGCGATGTGGAAACAGCCGCAGTCCGCGGTGTATGTGGATTACAAATCCTCTCCGGCAGAGTAATCACAGGGGGTAGCATGGATTTCACCGTTCGTTACCCCGAGTTCGCCAGTGTTGCCCCTGCTCGCATAGAAGGGGCGCTACAGGATGCAGCTAACCAGATGAGCCGCAAGGTATGGAACAAGCTCTATGAACAAGGGCTCCATGCTTTAGCGGCGCATCTGCTGTATGCGGCTGGCGCGCTTACTCCCTCCGGCAGTAGCAATGGCAAGCCTGTCCAGACAATCACCAGTCGCTCTGTTGCAGGCGTGTCCCTAGGCTACTCTGCGCCCGATGCCGGGTTTGGGGCCAGTCATGATGGATATGGCTCAAGCTCATTCGGTCAGGAGTACCTGAGACTTCGTAAGCTGGTAGGTGTGCATGTGCTGGCGCTACGGTAGTTAACAGGGAGTGACTTTTTTATGACTCCGGAAGAGACGCTAAAACTTACCACCAAATACCTGAAGAACCTGCAGGCGATGAAAACGCATTACGTTGCCGTGGGTTTGCCTGCTGGCAAGGTGGGAAACAAAACCAATGATGATGGAACATCAATAATCGAGATTGGGGCGGCGCACGAATTCGGCGCTGAAATCGATCACCCTGGTGGTACCGGATATATGGCAACAGGGGGTAAGGCTACTTTTTCGAAAAATAGCTTTATGGGGCCGGTTAGCGGCTTTACGGCAGCCCACAAGATAACACTCCCTGAACGTTCCTTTCTTCGCGATCCATTCATCCTCAAAAAGTCGGAAATTAACCGGGCAATCGAAAAGGCTTGTGAGGCCGTAGGGTCCGGGCGAATGGATGCTGACACCGCTTTAAATTTGATAGGCGCGACGGCGCGAAATATCAGCGTGAAAGCCTTTGAAACGGCGGGGTATGGCACGTGGCCAGATATCACAGAGGCAACGAAAAAAGCCAAATGTTCGTCGGCGATCCTGATTGATAAAGGGCAATTGCGAGGAACAATTACATGGGAGGTTCGTAAGTGAGCGACTTATCAGACCTTGATATGAGCGATGCGCTAATCGGTTGGGAGCAGCCTGTAAAACTCAAAACACGGACGGAAAAAACCGTGGATTTTGAGCCAAACGTAACCGTAAGCAGCCAGGACATTCTGGCGGTGGTACAAAGCGCGAACAAAGAGAATCTGACGCTGGATAGCCTGGACTGGTCGAAAGAGTATCTGCTGATTCATGCGCGGCTGAAAATTGAAACCGGTCAGTTTATCGAGAAGGGCGGGAAGGACTACAAGGTCGTGTCCCCGGCTGATTACATGGATTATGGATTCTGCGCCGTCATTGCCGAGGAAACCCGGCTCCCGCTACTGGTGCCAACGCCATGACACAACCCCACCTGAAAGCGGTCGCGCGTTTCGTGCGTGACCTTCTGGACTACAACGAGCAACTGATCAAGTTCGACCGTCGGAATGTGCAGGCGTCTGACTTTTCCACCAGTTATATCGTGGTCAACGGTTCGCTGCCTCAATCGGTTCTGGCTAGAGGCCAGCGCTTTAATGGTGAGGCTGAGGTGATGACTTATAGCGCCTCAGTGAGTCACGCGATTGTCCTGGAGTTTTACGGGGGCGAGGCGTACAGCAACGCTGAAAACTTCCTGATGTTGAGCTATAGCCAGGCGGCGAACGAACTACGCCGGACTCATTCTCTCACCATCATGGCCGTCTCAAACATCATCGATGTGGGGCAACTCCTGGGGCAGTCCCACGGTAATCGTGTTCACCTGAGTTTCAATGTTCAGTATGCCCCTGCTCGGGACGTGCAGACGCTGCGCATCGATACGCCGCAGTTTCAATTTTTAGAGGACAAATAAATGTCGGCATCAATTAATAACGTCATTAATGTGACGCTTCTCGAAGAGGGGCGGGCGGCGGCGCGCGATAACATCAACGTCTGCGCAATTCTTACCAGCCAGACAGGGGTATTGAGCACCGCAGAGCGCTGGCGTTCTTACAAAAGCGCACCCGCTGTCGAACAGGACTGGGGGGCTTCTTCTGTCACGGCAGCTTTTGCAAATGTGTTTTTCGGGACCAGCCCTAACCCGGTATCCGCTGGCGGCACGCTGATTGTTGGTTACTGGAATGCTGCCGGGGAAACGCTGCCCGCGACCAGCGGTGTACTGGGTGGCGGTGAGATTTCTCAGGCAGTCGTACTGCCAGCGTTACGCGAGAAGTCTGACTGGTCATTCAGTATTGAGATTGACGACACGAAGCACGATGTGACCGCAATTAATGGCATGACGGCGGCGACACTGTCAGATGTTATTGCCCAAATCCAGGCGAAAATTACGCAAGATGTCGCATCGGTTGTTTTTGATGGCAGTCGTATAGTGATCACCAGCAAATCAACAGGGGCTAACTCTGTGGTTGGTTTTTCGAAAGCGATCGCCGGTGGTTCTTTTATTGGTGATCTGCTGGCGATTGCTGAGGGTTCTGGCGCATCACAGACTAACGGCAGTGCAACAACAGAGGTTTCACCGGAAACCCAACTGGAATCTCTCAGCAAACTCAAAGCGCAGGTCAACGTAAAAGGCGCGGCCTTCATCGACAAAATTCTCGATGCGCAGGTGCCGTTGATCGCTTCATGGGCTAAAGCGAACGCGGTAATCGTGTATGAGACATTCACCGGTTCGGCAGCTCTGGAAGTTGCCCCGACTAACCCGGCATGGGCGGTAACTCTCGCCAGCCAGAGTAATTTCCGCATGCTCTACAGCAAAGCAGGCAACCGGAAATTTGGTATCAGCTATATGGCCCGCACGCATACCGTCAATTTCAACGGAGAGCGCACCGCGATCACTTTACACCTCAAAACGATGAACGTGCCGGCCGAAAGTTATGAGCAGACGGAGATCGACAAAGCGAAGCGCGTAGGTCTCGACATCTACACCACGATTAAAGACGTTCCCTGCGTGCTGTCGAGCGGTGCTAATGATTTTGTCGACAACGTCTATAACCTGATGGCCTATGTTGACGCAGTGCAGACGGATTCCTTCAACCTCCTTAAAACCACGCCGACCAAAGTCCCGCAAACCTACTACGGTGTCGATCAGTTAGAGGATTGTGTTGAAAAGACCACGGTCGGATTTGTTCGGGCTGGTGTGTTCAATCCGGGTACCTGGACGCTTCCTGACTTCTTCGGGGATCGGGATATGTTTCTGCGAAATATCGAACAAAACGGGTATTACGTGCTGGCCGGTGACCTGAAAGACCAGTCAACCGCAGACAGGCAGGAACGCAAATCCCCGGTTGTTCAGGTGGCGGTGAAGAATGCCGGTGCAGTTCACAGTGCCGATATCATCATCAATTTCAATAAATAAGGGGCGGTAAATGTCTCAGATTATTATCAGCGCAGATACCGCGACTATCGTTCTTAAAGGGCGAATCATCACGGATATCGCCGTGGGGGACTACGTCACGTTAACGCCATCTAATCCGCTTACGAGTCGTGCTAATAGTGCGAATAACGGCGTCACAATCTCCGGGCGTGTCGATGCCGGGGTGCATGTGATGGTGATACGCGTCCAGAAGTTTTCTAACGATGATATCTGGCTCAACCAGCAGTGTAACTCGGCGATCCCCGTTGTCTTTAACGGCTCAGTCAAAGAGTCGTTCGTGCGCGACGGCGCTGCACTGAAGGAAACCTACGATCTACAGACTGGTTCTATCACCACGCAACCGACGCAAACAAAAAACAACCAGGACGTTAATGCACTGATGGAGTACACCATCGAGTTCCGTAACGTCGTGCGCAATGTATAAGGTATCCCATGGTTAACGACAAAGAACTGAAAGAAAAGCAGCGGAAAGCGCTTGAGATGATCAAGGCCGTCTACAAGGACGGCTTTGCGGAGATTAACGGCAACCGCTACGACTTTGCAGCGATGACACACAAAAAACGTCGCAAGGTTTTTGCCTTCTTCACAGGCATTGCCTCTGAGTTATCGCGACAGTCTCTGGAGTTTCTTGACTCAGAACGATTCGAGGAAATTGAGCGCCTGATGTTCGATTACGTTCTGTTTGATGGTGTGCAATTGTCCAAGCAGCAGGAACACTTCGAATCCTTCCCGGGTGATTACGTCATGCTAATCACAACAGCGCTTCAGGTTATCAGCCTGCCTTTTATGGGCGGGAGCAATATGAACTCATGTTCAGAAGCTCCAGACGTTCAGAAATTTACGTTAAATCCTCGAACATAAGCGACGACATGAGCATGTATCTGGCGCTGTCAAAGGCCGGATACGGCCCCTATCACGAACTTGTTAAATTAGACACACCTGAGCTGTTTGACATGCTTGAGTTCGAGAATATCAGCGCAGACATTCAACACTACGAGATGGAGAAAGCCCGGAATGGCGATAGTTAACGAGCTTATTACCAAATTCGGCTTTATCGGTGATCTGGCACCGCAGGAAACCTTCAATGCGAATCTGAAAGCGTCTATTGGTCTGCTTACCGGTCTTGGGGCTGCTATCGCTGGTTCGGCTGCAGGGGTTGCTGGCTGGGTGACGTCTATCAGTCAGTCTATTGATCCCCTGGTCCAGTTCTCCCGGGAAACGGGCGTAGCAATCGAGACCATTCAGACACTGGGCTATGCGGCGTCCGTAAATGGTTCAAGTGTTGATGCGTTGCAGGCTTCGCTTGGTGAGATGACAAAACGAGTGGGGGAGTTTGTTTCTACCGGAGAGGGGGAAGCTAAAGACGTTGCGGAAAGACTGGGACTTCAGTTCAAGGATATGAACGGGCAGGTAAAAAACTCCGATGCGATATTTCGTGAACTGGCCGACAAGCTGCACGGCATGAGCCAGGCAGAGAAGTTTTCCGTACTGGATAAGATGGGTATCGACCGTTCCATGGTTCAGTTGTTATCCATGACTGGCGAAGAAATATCTTCGTTGCAGAACAAGGCTGAGGCGCTCGGTGTTGTCACGCAAGACCAGGCAGATCAGTTCGCTGCCTATAACGATTCTCTCACCACGCTAGGGAAAGGATTTGATGGTATCAAATTTCAGGTTGCCGTCGGATTTGTGCCGGTACTGAAAGACTTGGTGGATGGGTTTACGGACTTTCTCATTGCTAATAAGGATCTCATCAAAAACGGGCTGGCCCATCTTGGGGAAATTATCTTTTCCGTTATGGGTATGATCCGCCGCTTCCTACCAATTGTCGCTGCTATCACTATCGCTTTCTCTGCCTGGTGGCTTGTCACTGGCGGGCTTGCAACGGTAATGGGTGTGCTGATGTCCCCAGTAGTCCTTATCACTGCAGCAATCCTGGGCGTTATCCTCGTCATCGATGACCTGTTAACGGCTATGGAAGGCGGACAAAGCGTTATTGCTGATTTCTTTAAAGACACATGGGGGATCGATATCGTCCCCGGTTTGCTGGCGATTAAAGACGCGGTCATGGTGGTGGTCGATTACATCATCGAGGTATTCAAACAGGGTATTGAGAATATCAAACTGCTCTTTAGCGCGCTGAGTAAGCTGGTCACAGGTGATTTTCAGGGGGCATGGGATGATGTCGTGAAATCTTTCACTGAAAGTGTCGCTCTGCTCAGAAAGCCGTTTGATGAATTTATGCAGTGGGTGATGGGATTGTTCGCAAACCTCGGTGAGACCATTAAAAACACGATCAGCAACGCTGCTTCAAATGCCTGGAATGCGACAAAGTCATTCTTCGGGTTCGGTGAGGATGAACAGCAGCAGGGTGTAACTGGCGGCGGCAACGGCGGCATGAGTCCTGGTGGTATTCCTTACGGCATGAATGCTGCGGTGGGCCTCGGTGGTGATAGTTCCTCCTATAACAATTCGTATACCTTCAGCCAGCAAAACTACATCACTGCACCTGATGCTGTTGCGGCAGGTAACGCTGTTGCTGATAGTACACAGCAACAACAAAAAGACGCCAAACGAATGTTTTCGAGGAATGGGAAATAATGGGAATTCTAGACGGCCTCATGCAGGCGCAATCTTCGGGCAAAGATACTGTTAAAAAGGTAGGGATCGGCGGGTTCTCAATGTTTGCGCGAGTTAGCGACGCTACTGAATACCCATCTCAGGTTCCGGTAGACGTGCTGGAAGACGGTAGTAACGCGTCAGACGATATTATCAATGGCCCGCTGACGATAAAAATCAGCGGTGTTGTTGCCGATATCTATGTCGATGCGAAACCAAACTCTTCTTTTAGCCTGATGCCAGATTATTCGAAGTATGGTGAGGTGCTGGAGTACATCCCCGCAAAGACGCAGCAGCAGTTGCAAAAAATGAATGAGATTGCCGACCGCGCAGAGCAGGCCATCTTAAAGGCAAAACGCCTGGCTGATAAAGGCGCCGACCTGTTTGGTCTGGTGGGCAACCCGTCTACTGGTGGCGCAAAAGGTATCAGAGAGCAATTCCTCGATTTTATTGAGGGTGTGTACTACGGCAAGCAGCTTATTTCCGTGGAGGTAGATTATCGCACCCATGAAAATATGGCATTAAGCGGCCTGCTCATCAGCACTGACAATCAGACGATGGAAACTAAGTTTGAAGCCAGTTTTACAAAAATCACCTTCACGCAACTAACTACCGCACCGATTGAGCAGCACTTCAAATCACCCTCGGCAGCCGCTAAATCAAAAACAGCGAGCGTTGCGAATAAGGGGGCGCAGACTCCGGCAGATAATTCAAAAAAAAGCGGCCAATCGAAATCTGTAGCTTATTCATTTAAAGATGCAATCTTTGGTAAAAACTGATGGATCAAATAACTAATGTTACAGATGAGCCTATTCAGCGGCATGTCTTGATTTTTGACCGAGGTGAGGCTGTCGTTATCCTTCGCCACCTGCCCACAGTTGACATGTGGAAGATGCGCGTGGAATACAATGGCGATTACATTGATGGCGTAAAGCTTTCGCTGGGAACGCTACATTTTCGTCACAAAAACTGGCCTTTTGATATTGCGGTGCTTGCTACAGATAACGCCGGCATTGATCCGTATCGGGCTGATGACTTCGCCAGTGGGCGCATCGAAATGTATCTGGTCACACCGGAAGAGATGATTGATATTCGCGGGGGAGACGTGCCGTGATGGATACTTTTTACCGTGATTATCGGCTGACGGTGGGGATCGGCAATCAAGCAGTGATTATCGAGCCACCGATCACTGTGTCATTCAAGGCGCTGGAAACTGTGGACAAGAAGTCACTCGGCAAGCTGAGTGTGTCCATCAACGGGCTAAAGCCTTCCACGCGTCTGCAATTGCTCAAGTCCGAAGATGAAGAGAAGTATATCCCCGTTCGACTCGAGGTTGGTTACGACGGCAAGCTGCGCCAGGTATTTCAGGGTTCGGTTAAAAGTGGGGCGGTAAAACGTGAAGGTGCGATCCACATCGTCAGCCTGGAATGTGAAGACGGTGGCCACGATTATATCAACGCCTTCACATCGCGCACGGTACGCGGGAAAGATCAGGTCGTCGATTCTGTCTTGCAGGACATGCCAAACACGAAAAAAGGCTCTGTGACGAAGCAACAAGCACTCATCAGGCCGAAGGTTCTGGTAGGTAGCTCCAGTAAAATTCTTACCGATACCCTCGCGCCTGATGAGTCATTTTTCATCAAAGATGAGCGCGTCCACATCCTCAAGGCTAATGAGGTTACATCGGGTAACATTTCGGTCGTGAATGCGCGAAGCGGCCTGCTAAATACGCCTCAGTCAACCAAAATCAGCGCACAGGATGACGGCGGGAAGAAGGGGAAAACGCCAACCAATGAACCTGATACAGATCCGGCAGGTAAAAAAGACACCGATTCGAGCACCTTAGCGAAGTCATCGAAAGGGCAAATAGTATTCGACACGAAACTGAATCCTACGCTGGTGATCGGTGGGCTTTGCGCAGTTGAAAGCGTGACGAATCCCGCGTTAAATGGGGTTTATAAGATATACCAGATTGAAACTAGCGGGCAGAACAACGGCTCAGCATGGTATCAGAAGGTCGTGTGCCAGCCTGCGGGGAATTATCACGTTGTTAGATAAAGGTATTCATTGCTGTTCATACTTATAAACAATTGGAAGCATTTATTTAACTTGCTATCATCCCATTCCCTTTGCAAAGGAGATTTTGGGAAATGTCTTATATCGACTCTAATTTGATTGGCAATGAAGAAGTTTTGTACCGTGGGAAAGTAACACTTTTGGCACTGATCCCATGGATTATATGGGGACTAATTCTGGCTCCCTTTACTGTTGGGTTTGGGCTGTTGCTGATCCCCTTGGGATATCTGGTATTAAGGTCTAGCGAGGCTGGTATTACTAACAAAAGACTGATTGCCAAGGCCGGGCTTATTAAGCGTGACACCGTAGAAATTCCGATCAAAAAAGTATCAAGCCTTCAGATTAAGCAAGGGATTTTTGGTCGTATCTTTGGTTATGGCTCCTTGGTTATCAGTGATACTGGCTCAGCACATGCACCAATACGGTTTATTAAGGACCCAATGCGTTTCCGCCAGCGTTTCTTTGAGGTTCAGGAAGCCGTTGAAGCAGCATAGTTAGAAAAACTACTCCAGACGCAACAGACACTAAACCTGCCTAATCGCAGGTTTTTTTATGGGCTTAATTTATGATCGAAGAACTTCACGACACTATCGGCCTGGGTGTTGAATTTGCTCTGGCCGATGTTCACACCATTGTTGTCGCAAAAATAACGTCTGTAAATGACAAAACAATCAGTTGCGTCCCCGTTATCAATCGGGTTGTGAAAGGAAACAGCAAGCAGCTACCTGAGTTCATCGAGGTTCCTCCGGTAATTTTGCAAGGTGGTGAGAGTTACATAGCTGAACCAATTGCGGCTGGTGACTATTGCCTCGTTCTGATCTCTGAGCGTTGCTATGATGCCTGGTATGCTGGCAGCGACTTTGTTTCACCACTTGAAATGCGCATGCACGATTATTCAGATGGCTTTGCTCTGTGTGGGGTTAATCCACTGGCCACCGCTATCGCTATTCCTAAGAAGAACCGGATGATGAAGAGGGATACTGACCATGATGGGGATTTAAACCTCACAGGGAATATTACCCAGGAAGAGGGCAAGACGACTCTGGAAGAATGCGATGTTCTGAATGTACTTCAATATTCCCAGGTAAAGACAGGCGGCAAATCAGGTGTGTCTGGTTCATTTCGAAGCGATGACGGGAAAATAATCACAGTTACCAACGGTATCGTCACGGAGATCTCATGATTGTTTCAGCACTGGATAAAAATCACGACTGGGGATTTGGGCGCGGGCGAGCGAATTATATTACTGGCGGTGCAGCTATCGCACAGAAAGTGAAATGCCGGATTCTCTCGTTCAAAAACGATAACCCTCTCAACATGGATGACAACATCGACTGGCTTTACCTGTTATCAGAAAAAAACACCGAGCAGGAAATTTTGCGGGAGATCGAGCGTGTGACACTGGCGACGGACGGAGTTATGCGCATTACCGCCCTGGCGATGGAGGTCAATAAAGCCACCCGGTCACAAAAAATCGAACTCAGCATTGAGACCGTTTATGACGATCAGACGATCACCTTTCCAGTCAGCGGAGCGTTGAAAAATGGCACTACAGTTTAATGACAACGGTCTGGAGATAAATACATTCAGAGATTTGTTTCAGATGCTGAGTGATGGCTATAAAGGGATTTATGGGCAGGATATCGATTTAGACCAGGAATCTCCAGACGGTCAACGTGTGGCAATCGAATCTCAGGCTCGGGCAGATCTTGAAGCCGCGCTGCAATGGCTTTATTCCCAAATGGACCCTGATTTTAATACGGGTGATATGCAGCAGATTATTGCCAAACTTCACGGTCTTTTCATGCGCCCGGGTTCACGTTCGCAACGTGACCTTAAAGTCACAACAGACAGGGCGACACTTCTCTATAGCGGGTACAAAATAAGGGATCAGGCGAATCAGGTCTGGTTTATACGACAGGATGTAACCATTCCGGCAGGCGTCACAACGGCTACCTTTTTTGCTCAAAACTTTGGGAAGGTTACAGGACTGAGCGTCGATACTTTCACTCAACTCACCCCAGAGCCAGGTGTTGTGAGCATTATCTCTGATTCAGAGGTTGTTGTAGGGCGGGATGAGGAAACGCCAGAAGAATTCAGACAACGCCGAAATCGTTCACTTGAGAATCCGGCAACAGGCAGCACTGGTGCAGTTTTCGCTAAAGTAGCTCAACTGGCAGGCGTAATCGATCTGAATATCGGTGAGAACGATACGAAAATCGATGATCAAACAACGGGTATTCCAGCAAATTCTATATGGCTTGTCGTGGAAGGGGGGGCGATCTCAGAAATTGTGGAGATCATGGTTAAACAGAAAGGTGGTGGCACGGGAACGAAAGGCAGTATAACCGGTCGCTACACCGAAACCCTGATTCGTCCTGACGGCACCTCATTTCTGATAGCCCATGAACTTCAACTTGATCGGCCTATCTATAAGCCGCTTCATATCAGGCTCACTGCCCGCCGGAAAATTCAAAACGAACCGATAGATATCGATACTCTCAAAAAATCACTTGTATCACGCACTATGCATATCGGTGAGTCTGTGGATGCCAATGAATTTTATGAGAATGGCTATGGTGTTGGACGGGTGAATTTTGTACTGACTAACTTGCAAATTAGCAGCAATGGAGTCGATTACACCGATGCTGAGTTATCACCGGGCTTTCAGGGGAAGTTCACGTTGAGTGTGGAAAATATAGACGTTAATGAGGTGCTCCAGTGAATGACGACATCATTAACCGCTACACGCTAATGCTCATTAAGCAGTACTGGGAAAAGAAAAAAGCAAAGTCAGAAATACAGGCCATGCTCAGGCACTGGCAAATCATCGCTGATTTTATTCGTAACCCAGATAATTTTGATCTCGACCGGGTTGCCGGATACCGGCTCGATGTGATTGGCCGGATAGTTGGGCTTCCCCGCAGCGTGCCTGCTGTTATTGCCCGTGTATTTTTCGGGTTTGACGGGCATCTGAATACCGAAGGCTTCGACAGTAAATCTAATGCGACGTATGTCGGAGCGCCTTTCTATAGCAAGTTTTCCCCGGTATATGGTGACTACCAGCTGGCTGACAATGAGTATCGCAGGTTTCTCCGAGTCAAAATTGCGCGAAACGCCGCAGGTGCAACGATAGCGTCAGACGATCGGGTCAGTCTGCAGGATGTGATACAGACAGCATTCAATGGTGAAGCTTACGTCACTGACAGAAAGGACATGACACTAGCCCTGAATGTTTCACCGCAGGTATCAGTTGATGAATTACGCCTTATTGTGAAGCTTGGCTTGCTGCCAAAACCTGCAGGCGTTCGATACGATTATTTTTATCAGGTGACTCCTGGTCTGACATTCGGGTTCTCGCGAAACCCTTCGGCCAGAGGATTCGCCAGTAAGTTCAATACCGCCTACCAGGGCGGTTTTTTTTCGAGGAAAATCCATGTCTAAGATTGCACGATACCAGGGAAATGTTCGGGCTTTTGCCTCTGATGCACAGGGGCTGGAAAGAACCGTGTTTGGTGGAACAAATCAGGCAGATGATCTGACCTCGCAGATCACGGCATCTTTCCTGCGCGGATGGGGCATTGTTGGCGCTTCCGAGCACCCCTCGCTTGAGGACTTCAATGCGGCGATGTACGCAATGAGCCAGTTCATTGCATATCAGCATCAAATGGGGGTTCCAGAATGGCATTCAGAGCAGGAATACCATATCGGCTCGATGTGCACGTATAACGGTGAATCTTATCAGTCCCTACAAAATGCAAATGTTGGTAGCCAGCCGCCATCAGCAAAATGGACTCCTGTCTTAACTTCAAAAAACGGTCTCTCAAACCTTGGTTTGGGCGAGGCGGCAAAAATGGATGTTGGCACCGGTGCGGATCAGATACCGGATATGTCAGCCTGGGAGTTTGTCGGTAATTCTTCTGCTGGTTATTTCAAAGCGCCTAATGGATTTAAGCTGCAATGGCTCGAAACACCGGGAATGGTGCAAGCTGCGAGTGATGGCGTTGGATATTGGGTGTACCCTTTTTTGAATTGTATTTTTGCGTTCGCGGTGCCCGTCGCAGTGACACTGGGGCAAACGGCGGGGAATGTCGTTGCGGGGAAATTTTCTAACACAGCAGTAGAACTACATAACTGGGGGCAGATCTCTGCCGCTGCACGAATTATAGGGTTCGGACGATGACTGACTTTTATTACTCAGTAACAGCAAACGCAGTCTATTCAGCAGATGAGCGTGAATACTTTGAAAATGCGGGAATGTGGCCGGATGATGCTGTCTTAATGCCACAGGATGTATTCAATGAATTTTTTATTAAACTACCACCTAACGGAAAAATTCGTTCAGGTGGTCCAGATGGATTACCTGTTTGGATAGAAACACCACCACTTTCGATTGAGCAATTAACCAAACTGGCAGAGCAGAAGCGAGCTACGCTGCGAAATGCCGCTGATGCTGAAATCGCCTGGCGGCAGTATGCCGTTGACCAAGGGAAAGCAACGTCGGAAGAGTCCTCCAACTTGATAAAATGGCAGGACTACAGACTGGATTTGATGCGCGTCGATACCTCAAATCCCATCTGGCCTACACCTCCGGGGGAACAGGTTGTATCTGTGGCAGTACAGGTGAAATAAACTTACCATCAATATACTGCCAGCCAATGTTGGCAGTATCACTACGAACGGGCAGAGATTTCGTGTCAAGTTCGGTCACGCCATCCCACATAATTACGCTTTCAACAATGCCAGAATTAACCAGCGCATATCTTTCTGTCATATTTCCCTCACCATTCAATAAACAGAACGCCAGGTGCACCGTTGCCACCTTTAGCGCCTGTATGCGCGCCGTTCACGTTTGCGCCGCCAGCCCCACCACCACCGGCACCATAACCAACGGCATCCATGCCCGCGATGGGATTTACGTTCCCACGGACCTGACCTCCAGCCGAACCAAACGGGCAATCTCCACCTTTACCACCGTAAGCGCCACCGCCATTGGTATTCTGACTGTCGCCGCCCCAGCTTCCGTGGCCACCTCCACTACCTGTAGGGCCTCCCAGCCCACCAATACCGCCAGAAGCTGAATCGGATGCAGACTGACCAACAGCACCACCTTTTCCACCCAGCAGGGTGAGATATGAACCGAACGTAGTATTGCCGCCGTCACCGCCAATCCCGCCGCCTGCCGCACCGCCAGTACCAGCCGCACCGATTGTGTAGGGGATAACCTGTCCGGGCGTCACAGCCAGCTTGAAACGCTGAACAAATCCACCGCTGGAGCCACCACCAGAACCAGCAACAGTGACATTACTGGTTGTTTGCGAACCACCACCACCGGCACCGCCAGCACAACCGGATATCCACAACTCTGTAACTCCTTCCGGAACAGTAAAATTCCCGCTGGATGTCAGGGTGGCAAATCCGGTTTCGTGCAAACCAACGTTTTTAATAATGATCATTTATCGCTCAGGTGGCATGATTCCGGCCTTTTGTAGGAAGGGAATACATGTTTATTGGCTACGTGAGGGTATCAACAAATGACCAGAACACTGCACTCCAGCGAAACGCGCTCGAGAGTGCAGGATGTGAGCTGATTTTTGAAGATAAGATCAGCGGTAAGGTGTCCGACAGACCAGGATTAAAAAAGGTGCTACGGACGCTATCAGAAGGCGATACGCTGGTGGTCTGGAAACTGGATCGCCTCGGTCGTAGCATGCGACATCTTGTTGTGCTAGTGGAGGAACTGCGGGACAAAGGGGTTAACTTCCGGAGCCTGACGGATAGCATTGATACGAGTACGCCTATGGGGAGATTCTTCTTTCATGTTATGGGGGCGCTGGCCGAAATGGAAAGGGAGCTTATTGTCGAACGCACCCGCGCCGGTTTAGCAGCCGCACGCGCAGAAGGGCGGATAGGTGGAAGGCGCCCAAAGTTTAGTAGTGAAGAATGGGCGCAAATGGGACGATTGATAAAAAATGGAATGGCGCGAAAGCAGGTTTCAATTATTTACGATGTTGGAGTATCTACACTGTACAAAAAATTCCCTGTGTCTATATGTGAGGACGGAAACTAGTTGAACCTACCATGGGGGTTATCAATACCTGCATCCATGTAGTTTATTGCTTTCTGTAACTCCTTTATCAGTTCTTCTGCACGAGTACGTGAGATACACATAAACTGATCTGGGAATTCCTTTACTGGCCAATGTGGGATGCATGCCATGTTATCGATGAATGATGCAGACAGATAGACTTCATTTGTGAGCAGGGAATAGCTGACGTTAAAACCAGCTAATTCTTGTAGGCTGCTGACATTGGATTCTCTGTTTTTCAT